ACCCTGTTCGTCTAGATCAGAACCAATACTCAATAAAGTTAAAACATTATCTTTGATTGATTGCGCCCAATCCGCATTCCCGAAGTTCTTTAGAACACCATCTGACATACCAGCAACAGCAGAACCAGCACCAAATACCGCAAGACCCGCAGCAATACCTGTCATTGCAACAAGGAATGTAGCACCATCTCCAATGAATGCCGTTTTACCACCCAGTTCATCGCTAATGGACATCAAGGTTATTACTGAATCTTTAATACCATGCGCCCAATCACTACCTTTCATGAAAGCGTTCAGTCCAGAACCAATACCGAATACTGCGAGACCAGCACCTATACCTGCCATTGCTGCTGTAAAGATTGCACTGTCTATAAGCATATTCAGATTGCCACCAAGATTATCTTTGATTGACAATAGTGTTGTGACATTGTCAACAACATTTTGCGCCCAGTTACCCTGACCAAATTTTTCGAGTAGTGCTTGGGACATACCAGCAATCGCAGAACCAGCACCAAATGCAGCAAGACCCACACCAATCGCAACCATCGCTGGTTTGAATAATAGAAGAGCTGCAAGTTTACTTGCATCCATCTCATTCCCTATACTCAGTAGGGTCAGAACACTGTCCTTAACTTTCTGTGCATCAATGATACCAGATGACATGAGTCCAGCAACAGCAACAATCGCAAGTATACCAACACCAGCACCCTTTGCGAGTCCTCCGAGCATACCACCGAATCCCTTGACCTTCTTACCAAGCGCACCCATGAGATTGCCAGGAGCATCCTTTACTTTATTTGCCCCGTCTTTCAAGGCTGAAGGGAGTTTTGCAAGTTTAGAAAATAATGCGTTCTGTTCTCGTTTAGATTCGAGATCGTCGCCTTTCTTAGACTGTTTGGATTTCTTAGCGTCCTTAGAATCCCCTCGTTTCTGATCGAGTATAGATTCTAAAAGATGATTAGTCATAACAGATTGGGCAAAGTCAGCCTTTCTGTGTTGCTTATCGTCTTTGTGACCTTCTTTCATGGTGTTGATCAACTTTCTCAGAAGATTCTTCTGAGATTCTTGGTCTCTACCACTACCAGCAGAGGGGTGCATTTCTTCGGACATCTATCTACCCTGTTGTTGTTTTATCCTATCGTTCTCTTCTTTAATATATTCGGTGAGAAGAGTAACGTATACCTCCCTTTCCCACGGCATCATCATTTCAAGTTCTGTTAAACTATAATGATGATGTTGCATTAACGAAAAGTTAGTCTGATAAAAATTTATCAGACTATCATGGGAAAGGTTTACTAAAAAAAATCAGTAAAACCCGATAGTGTATGTTCGTTGTGCGTTCCACACTCTTTACAATCAAACTCAATCTCTTTTGTCAGAGTTGGAATCGTTGCAACAAACTCACTAACTTTCTTAAACTGGTCGCCTGTCATAGAATCTATAAAATCACGCAATTCCTTTTTAGGTACATCGTTTGCGTTGATGTTTTCATCTTCGGTCATAATGTTCTTGACACTATAGACAATCAGTTCGATTATTTGTTCTGTTTGTGATAAACCTTCTTTCATGTTCATCAAAACGTCTGCGGATGGATAACCCATCTCCACATGGACATCTTCCTGTAACTCAATCTTTTCGGAAGGTTTATCCATTGTTACTTCTAGTTCTTCTAGATTGACTTCAAACTCATTAGGTGTATCACAATTGGTACACTTCATGTTCAATCTACTACGTTCACCTACTGACTTACTACGGAGTTTGGTAAACATATATTCCACATCGAATGTGGTTAATTCCTTGGTGTTAATCTTGTCATCAACACAAACTTCAATGGTGTCAATTATCGCTTTCATTGCTTGAGTCGTATCTTGACTCTCAAATGCCATGAGAAGAACCTTCTCTTCTTTTACCAGATACGGTCTAAACCTCACTGTCTTCTGCATGGATGGAATCGTCATTTCATACTTCGGATTCCCATTTAACTTAGGTAATGCCATTATATTCTCCAAATAATGTTATAAAAATTTACGAATTAGTTCACCCGCCAGACCTTTAACAAAATCGGTCGGTACAGAGTCACCTTTTTTGGACTTCCAGTTCTTGTATGACATTTGTACTGTCACTTCAAGTAACTGTCCATCATCACTCAACTCAATTGCGTTCAATGTTGTTGGGTATGCTTTATCTAGGACACAAGTATATGTGATATCATCACCAAATACTCCGTTAAAATCTAGTTCACCTTGTGCGAGGTCTATTGGCCCTAGTCGTGGTAATCTACTTCTAATCGAAGAAGGTATCTTACCAGTATCAAATAATTTTTTCTTTTTAATAGGGAATGCAACTCCCTTCTTAATGTGTTGTATAATGATCGGATGTGTATACTCGTTAAAGTATCCAACCTCTTGGGTCTCTTGATTGACCGCAAGACTCTGCCATGTCTCGAAGTATTCCTTTACTTTCATGTCATTAAGACAATGGAAGGTCAAAGTTACATCTTCGTTTGCATAACCATATGCAATCTTAGATACTGTAAGACCCATTTGTTTTTCGGTTGATAGAATTTGTCTGCCTGGCAAAGATGTTGCCTTACAGAGTAGATTCATCTCTCGTGCATCACCATTGATGGGTGGGAGGAAAATCTTATACAGATTTCCCATGGCGACACCGCCACCTTTACCAACCTGTGATTTGAATTCATCAATGTTTAACGTCATGCGTTTTTACCTATTTTCTTTCGTGAATCTGCATAAACTTTCTTAGAGTTCGCCTTACGGAACTGTGCGGTTGGTAAGAAGGTTGCGATCTCCCATTCAGGCATGGGTACTTCTGCGAACTTACTCTTGACGTGTTTAGTCAGATAATGTTTGAAACAGGGTTCGTAGTATTTCAACTTGGAAACTGCCTGTAACTTCTTATATGTTATCTGAAACTTTGCATCGTCAGTCGCCTTCATGTTTGCGGTTTCCATCAATGCATCCAACATCTTCGCACGTAAAATTGGTGGAAGATAATGTAGGTTCAATCCATAGAATCCACCTTCCGCAGGCCCAACCACAATAATCAAAGGAAACAAATCATAGTATGGAAGTTTATCTTTGTGTTTAGGGTCATAGAAGAACATCTGCATTGTTCCGACTAATCCAGTTCTCGACAGATTCTTCAATGCAGTTCTCTGGACGAGAGGGTCTTCCTTTATCAGTTTGGTGCGGTTTATGTTACGCATATTCTTTGCTTTGTTCATAAACCATGCACGAGACTCATCTGTTCGTGGAGTTATCCCCGCACGGAATGCCTGCAATTCTAGTCTGTTGAAAATATTACTCATACGTTTATTTATACCTATTTTTTACGTTTCTTACGAAAAGGTTTCAAAGTTTTCTTCAAAGGTTTCAGAGGTTTTGTTGATTTAGGAATAAGAGTCTTCAATGGTTCGTTCTTCTCAGTCCAGATGACAAACTTCCATCCACGATCTTTTGCATACTCGTTCGCAGCTTCCCACTTGTTAATATTCTTGACATAGGTGAAACTCTCGTTGAGGTATCTCTTGGTATTCTTATTACCAGTCGGTATTTTGGTTTCTTTATCTGGTTTTATCTCGACCAACCAAGTCTTACCATCTTCCATAACCATCTTTAAGTCCATAAAATATCTGTGATAACGCTTGTCAACCTCATATAGATATGGTATAATGACTTCTTCGGAAGACCACTTTATCACTTTGGAGTTATCGTCACACCATTTGAAGGCGTGTTTCTCCCACAAAGAACGATAGGTGACCTTTGTGTGGTCTCCTTCATACTTCTTTGGATTTTTTACTCTGTATCTACCCGAATATGCCATAAAAACCTTATAAATAAAGATAAATGATTTCTAACCTATTTATAGAGAAACTAAAATGGCAGAACCGACCGAACTTCAAGGTATATTATCAGGACTAAACCGAAAAAACCTTGAGTATCCACTGAATAACCCAGATGACTATGGGGGCAGAATCGTTTTCAATGTAATGAAAGAAGACGAGACCGATCTCGGTAATGTTCTGGGTGCAGCCGGAGAAATGACCAAGGCACTCGCAAAAGTTGCGGTAGCAAAGGTCGTTGGGGATAATCCTGAAGACCAACAAAAAGCGGTCAATGAGGTAAAGGGTTTAGTCCCCGACAAAATGCCTGTAACTAAGAGGAAACCTCTCACTTCATTAGGAAGACAAGTATCCTTGTACCTTCCTGCTGGTTTGCAGTTTCGTGATAATGTTGCTTATGATAATATGGACTTGGGAGGTATGGGTGCGGCCGCAGAATCGGGTCTTAAATCTGGTAGTGGTGCTGTCAATGCATTGTTGGAACAAACAGGTAAGACTATAGGTTCAGCATTCAGTGGTGCTGCAAACAAAGATGTTGCTAAACTTGCCACCGTAAAACTGATGGGTAAGTTCCCAGACGAAATCGCTGGTGCGTTCAGAAGTGCGGGTCAAGTAACTACCAATCCAAACACTCGTGTATTATTTAAGTCTGTTGCACTTCGTGAGTTTGCATTTGCGTTTAAGTTCATTGCGACATCACAGAAAGAATCAGAAGAAATTAAAGAAATTATAAAATTGTTCCGAACAGAACTATATCCCGAAAATATCAATATAGACGTTGCGGGTAGTCAGGTTTCTGTTGGTTATAAGTTTCCGAACAAATTTCAACTCAGTCTGGAATATAAGGGTGAAGAGATTGCAACTCGAATCAAACCATGTTACCTAAGAGATGTGAGTGTTACTTATAATAATACTGCTATGGCAATGCATTCTGATGGTAACTTTCAGGAAATTGAAATGTCACTATCATTCCAAGAAACAAGAACACTCAACAGAAAAGATGTTGAAGAGGATGGGTTCTAATGACAACTAAGTATTTCAGAAACTTCGCTCTCACTGATTATAGATTTGGTGACAATGAAAGACCAGTACTGTTTGATAATATCAGTCAGTATGTAGATTTGATCGATGGGTTGAAAGACGATATTTCTTTTTATCAGAAACACACCATTATTTCTGGTGATAGACCCGACACACTATCTTACAGACTCTATGGAACAACCGATTACTACTGGACATTCTTTTTGATGAATGACTCAATACGTTCGTCTGGTTGGCCCGTAGTACAACATCAAGTGTTGGATGCTATAAAGGCAAAGTATCCGTACCGCATCGTGACTACCAACACTGACATATCAAACTCCTTTCCTGTAGGACAGGTTGTTACTGGTACACAGAGTGGTACAGTAGGACGTGTGGTTAGACGTATCCCAGACCTTGGTCAACTAGTGATTGACACTTCCTTGACCCCTGGCGCTCTCTTTGGTAAGTTACCAAATCTAGAAAACTTCGGTCAGAACGAAACCTTAATTTACACATCCGCAGAGGGTGAGGTTTTTACTGCTACACTGATTAAAGAGTCAAAACAATATGATGCTGTTCATCACTACGAAGACGCTAAGGGTCTTTATCAGGATGTTCCGTTATACGACTTCGGTAATATTGGAAACCTAACAGCAGTGACATATCGTGAACGTGTAGAACGAAAACAGGATGACTTGAAACAAATTATTATATTGAAACCAAGTGTAATCGAAAAAGTTGTGTCAGAGTTTAATAATTTCCATAAAGGTGTCTAATGAAGACCTCGAAGTCTCAACAGTATAAAATTATTGAAGCACTAATCACCGCTGATCGTTTTGGGGGCGGAGATGTTTCATCCTTTGACGTAAAGACTTCTGTTGTGGAACTTAGTTTATTCGAAAGTTTAGATAAACCTTATCTATCAGGTCAGGTTGTCCTTCTTGATGATAAAGCGTTATTCGACACAATATCCTTTCAAGGAACCGAGAGATTGTCGATTAAGATGTCCTCGGTTGATAACAATCTTGATGTGGTCATGGAACGTACATTCATTATGACAGGTATCGAACGTTCTATTAAGTCTAACGATAATGGAAAGTCTAGTGTACTCTTGTTTACATTATTAGATGAACACGCATTTCTATCGTCTCTCAAGAAAATCAGCAAATCATTCAATGGTCGTATTGATGAAATCTTAATTAAGATGCTTGCAACAGAGATGGGTCTTGACATTGACTTATCGTATCTATTCTTACCTAATGGAAAACGAAACCTTCCGTTACAATCAAATATGAAAGGTATCATTCCTAATCTGACACCAATTGATGCAGTAGATTGGTTGACCAAACGTGCGACCACAGTCACAGGTTCGCCATTCTTTACATATGCATCAATGCATGATAAAAATTTAAGACTGGGTAATCTAGATGCGATGTTGTCACAAAAGGCGTTCAACTCAAAGTTACCTTATGTGTATAATCCAGCAAACATTGCTGGCGCAGAAGACCAGACAGAGTTTGAGAAGACCTTCACGATTAAGGCGCTCATGGTATCAAAACAAGCAAATACTCTAAACTTGATTCAACAGGGCGCAATTGCTTCTACTATGCAGAATACCAATATTAATACTGGTAGGATATCCAAGAGTAAACACTCAATAAAAAATGTTCTAGATAATCTAGAACAACATAGTTTTATTGGTGCAAATCAGAACGTGTTTGATGCAGAGATGAAGATAGGTGACAAGATTATAGATGAACACAGTTCTCATGTCTACCATACTGTCACTTCTTCGGGTACTTACGGTAGATTTAAGTCGTACCACGATGAATACGATGGAACAAAACTTAAAAAGAAATTAGAACGAAGGTCAGTACTGAATCATTTGTATAAAAATATGTTAAATGTGGTTGTCGAAGGTGCTGGTTTCATCATCTCAAAAGCTGGTGTTGGTGATATAGTTAATCTAAAAATCGTGAATGATAATATTGAACAATCTAAAATTGCATCACCAGACGATTTGGTAGATAAGGCGAAGTCAGGTGATTTTATTATCTATGATACAAGACACACATTCCAAGGGACACAACACACCGTGTCGATGAATGTTTGTAAACTGGAGAAACTTCCATAATGAATCCAATTCTATCTGAGTTCTATGGTGATAACACACGATGGTTCGTTGCAACTGTGATTGATGCATCACCCCCATATGGTTATGAGGGACGAGTGAAGATTCGTGTTCACGGATTACACACAGAATCCACCCGACTAATTCCTCAGTCCGATCTACCTTGGGCACAATGCATGGTTCCTACTACCGAAGGCGGTGCATCTGGTATCGGACGAATGCCACAACTACAACCAAGTGCATTGGTATTTGGTATGTTTATGGATGGAGTAAACTCACAGACACCTATTATACTTGGTTCACTTCCACATATCGAATATCCTACTACAGTACAAATAGGTCAAACAGAAGTCTCCTTGGATGCAGATAACAAACCAGAAGTTGTTTGGGATAATGTTGCGACAGAATCCTCACCCAAAAACATCGATATACAAAACGAAACAACTGGTGACATCTCTTTGCTTGTAAAACAAAATAGGGAAAAGACTGCGGTATCGTTCTTCTTAAATCTAGGTTATTCGGTTAAACAATCTATAGGTTTAACTGCTGCACTCAGTTTTGTTTCTGGTTTTAAGACAGGTGTTAGTTCAGATTCAAATGGGATAGGGGCATTCACGAAACTCCGATACTCAGAGTTACAAAAATTCTCTAACGATTATAACGAATTTTTGATTCAGTTATCCTTTGTCGCATTTGAATTAAATGGTACACAATCTAGTACAAACATTAGACTTCTCAACTCAGATAAACTTGAGAATAAAGGTATATGTTACATAGTCAGTAAGTACTACTTGGGCAAACCAGACAGTGTATCAATCAAAGAGATTGAAAGAAATGCACTTAACTTAGTAGATAGGATTTCATAATGTCACTTGATAAAACAAATTTGAATGTTAATCTCGGTTCCGAGAACAGAAAGAAACATAGTCTAGAGGCGACACATCTTCGTTCTAGTAGAAGGGCAATCGAAGAACGTTTTGCGAAACGTAATACTATCATTGGTCAAGAAAATGGTCTAGAAGTCGCTGGTATAAAGACACTAGGTCAATCTACAAACTCTTCGGAAGAGGTTATCAACAGTTCGGTAGGACAGTTCACCGACAACATTAATGGAATTACTGGTATACAGGGGAATAACACATCAACAACAAGTGATACTGTACTCGACTCAGATGGTAATTTTCTTCGTTTGAAAGTGCCAACTGACTCGGATGGTAGTCTAGTGGAGAAAACTCAAACAATAGACTCTGATGGTTCTGGTAATCTTACGATAACCCAGAGTGCTGGTCGTGATATAACCGACCCCGCTCGTTCGTTTGGTTCTAAGACAACATCTGTTACATCATTAACAGGACTTCCAGCACTTAAAGCGACCAACCCGACTTCTGCACTTGCGGTTGTGTGTGATGGTACTGCGGAGAGTATTGCAAAATGTCAAGGTATTGCGGAGAATAAGAAATCGTTAGACTTCGCAGAAATAGAAACCTTCACGAATATTACCGAAGCACTGAGACCTCCTAGTTCTATTGGCGGTAATTTCCTGTCTAGACCTTCCATGAGTAATCTAAAGTTTTCGGGTAATCTGGCGAACACATTAAGTTCGATTGCACCCATTGCAGCTATAAATGATGCAGTTTCAACTGTAACTGATGCAATTGATGAAGCACAAGCATTGCCTGGCAAGTTGATTCAGAAAGCGACAGACTCTGTTGTAAATTCCACTAACCTAGATGGACTGACCGATAAAAAACAGGGACTTAAATCCGAAATACCAGAGTTGGGTACTGCCGCTGGTATTGTAGATACTGATGTGAAAAATGTTTCTAGTTCGTTAGATAAATTTAAGGAAGGAGCGGATAACTTCAACACTGGTTTTGATGGTAGAAGTAATAGGGGTTTGTCTGGTGTTCTACAAAATGTTGCAGAATCACTAACTGGTGCTGCATCATCTTTCATTGAGAATCTGGTTCCTGGCGGGATATCATCATCAGAACAAGAACGAATTGCGATACTGGAACAGTTTAATTCGGGTAATAGTAAGGATAAGAAGGAGGGTGTTAAGACTCTTGTGTCCAAGTCACCTAATGTATCAGACCGCATGAAAGAAGTTCTTGGTGATGACCCTAATACTTCTACTACCTTAGATATGCAAATAAAGATGCAAGAGGAAGCGAGAAGACGAGGTATCCCAGAATCAGAGATTGCGATTGCGGTACAAGAAATATCATCTATTGAACAACAGATGAGTGATTTGGATACTACCATTAGTGGTTCCTTTGTTGTTAGTGCTAACTTGTTTGATGTTGCAGAACCAATTGATCAGTCAGCGAAATGGAGTGGCAAGAGTAGTCCAGATGATATGTTCACTATGGTATCATCTGTCGAGGAACTTGATGCGGAATTTGGTAATGTCTTCCGTCAAATCACAGAGTTGGTTATCCATGCAACCGAGACATACACCAATAAAGATATAGGTGCGGTTGAGATAAATAACCTACAAGTAGAGTTGGGACATGAGGGTATTGGATACCATTATGTGATTCGTAGAGATGGTAGACTGCAACGTGGTAGACCAGTTAACCGTATCGGTGAACACGCTGTGGTCAATGGCCATGATACATACTCTATAGGTATTGCAATGGTGGGTGGACTGAATGTTTCTTCGGGTGATAACAACCCTACAGACTATAGGTCTGCACAATCGTTTACTAGAGAACAGTTTACCACATTAGAAAAGTTTGTCAATAGTTATTATCGTAGATATCCAGGCGGACAAGTGTTTGGACACAACGACATTGATGCAAGTGAATTTGACCCATACTTTGATGTACAGGATTATATTGAGTCGGTATTCAGAAAAGAGAATAAAATAGGTGACCCATTAAATTCTGCGCCATTGAGTCCATCGGAGATGAATAAGTGACAACTAAGAAAGACAATTTTGACCTAAGAGTCGATAAGATCGGTGAAGGTACAGAGAATACTCTGGGTGTTCCTAGTGATGGAATGCAAGACCCTACTGGTGAGTACCCCAAACGTGAGTATAACTATGGGTCATCAATCAATAAGGCATCTCGTGGTTCCAAGACGAATAACCTCTATGTTGGGGGTGGTGACATTGGTGTATCTTTGGGGATACAGTCACAACGTCCTTCCGAATATCCGTTCAACCAAGTACAGGAAACTGTGTCGGGTCATGTAATCGAACAGGATGACACGCCTGGCGGTGAACGAGTACTGATCAAACATCGTACAGGTGCGGGTGTGGAGATGAGGGCAGATGGTTCTGTTATCATTTCCGCAGTAAACAACAAGGTCGAAGTGACTGGTGGTGACCAGACTGTCATCATTGAGGGTAATGGTAATCTCGTGTATCAAGGTAACTTGAACATGAAGGTGACTGGTGACTACAATGTTGACGTGGGTGGTAACTACAATGTCAATGTTGGTGGTAGTCTACGTGAAGAGATTCAACAGAATCATCGAACCATCACAACAGGTAATCGTGAAGAGACTGTTAAGAAGACCAAGACAAACAGAACCTTGAGTACCGTTACAGATGTTATGTTAGCAGACCACAATCAGTTTGTCAAGTTAGACCAAAAGAATTTTGTTGAGGGTAATATTGAGATTGCTGCGGAGGACAATATCCTCGTGTCAGGTAAGGAAGCAGTTGCAATCACGAGTAAGAATGCAAACATCACTGGTGCGAAGTATGTTTCTGTTATGGGACAAAAGGGTGCAATCGGTGGTAGAATGGTTGACTTTACAGGTAACGTATTCCAAGGTGGCGAAGGCCCTGTTGAGTTTAACTCAGGTGCGAACTTCTATGGTACGTTCTTTGGTAAGGCGTCTGAAGCATGGAAAGCGAATAACGCAAACTTCGCTGATCTTTCACTTAGGTCATACTATGCACAGAATGCAAAAGCTGCGAAGACCGCAGTAACCGCTGGTACTGCTGCGGTGGGTTCGGCAACATTCACACCACCCGACCTGTTAAGTGCAAGTACACATACTCCTATATTTGCAGAGGAATTTCAATATCCGAGTTCGGGTCTTGGTCAAGCACAAATTACTGGTGAGTGGGTAATAGGTCAAGCGGTCAATGGTGACTATGCAATCAGAACAGTTGTGGTTGATGGTGGAGATGTATTATTGACCAAAACCCTGTTATCAGATGACTATAAAAACGTATTCGATAAGATTCCGACAACCCAAGAGATTCGTTCTGCGTTTCGAAACTCGGCATCTCGTAATACTATTGGTTCGACTCTTGTTGCAGAAGAAAGACTCAATCCACAATATAAAACAAAGACTCCACCATCAGTTGGTAGGACTGCGAAGAAATCCGCTTCATCTAGATTTGGATTTGAACCTATTGGTAATGCAATTGAGAATAGAGGAAAGAGATTTACGCCATGATTATATTAGTTGACCCAGTATACAATCCAGCGAAACAGGGTGCGATAACATCTGCAACCAAGTTAGGGCCTGGCATCACGATTGCAAAGTTCCTTGGTGCGTATGGTGACCGAACTCCGTTCAACCATGTCGTAACCAATACCGAGAGACAGAAAATCGCAAGACACTTATACCTACAAGCTGAAGCGATGAGAATCATCAATGGTAATACCAAGAACTTTAATGATGTTCGTTTGATTGTCTCTGAAGGAATCTATCAGATGAGAGAACCAGACGTGAATGATGAAACTATGCAGAAGAAGTCTGATGGTAGATTGGTGTATTATCAAGTAGTAGATCAAGAAGGTAATATTGACCTAGAAAGAACATTCGATGTTGCAGAGTATTGGAAGGATTATGTCAAGTTTGGTAAGTTGTATCTTGACTATGATAACTATAATCCAGACGAAAGTCTTTGTGCATCAATAGGATTAGAGTTTCCGAACACCCCCGAATCATTTGATATTGAGTTCGCTGGGGATGTAGAAACTTATTATAATAATGAGTTAATGAGTGAAGATGAATTAGTAGAAATTAAAGAAACCGAGTAAAAAAGGTTATAAATAGAAGTATGGCGATACGAAGAGCATTTGCACAAGAAGACAACAACCTCCAAACCTCGTCAATATCGAGTAGTCGTGAACGACAGTACAAAGATATTGATTTGACACTTGCGATTAAACCTACTAGTGGTGAAGTCTACAAGAAGTCAAATGGGGGTGCGGTTAAACAGGCTGTCAAGACTTTAATCCTTACAAATTTGTTGGAGAAACCATTTCGTCCAGACTTTGGTGGAAACTTGAGAGGACAATTGTTTGAGTTGGCGGATGGAGGCGGGTCTGCCTCACTAAAAAGAAATATCATAGATAATATAGAAATCTATGAACCAAGAGCAGAAGTCTTATCTGTTGATGTTAATCTTCAACCCGATAGAAACACATTAGAAGTAACATTAAAATTCAAAGTAGTTAACACAGAAGAAGAGACCACGTTCACTACCACACTTGCAAGGTTAAGATAAAATGGCAACAACAATAAAATCAACCTCATTAGACTTTGATGCAATTAAGAACAACTTAAAAACGTTCCTTGCACAGAAAGAAGAATTTTCGGATTACAACTTCGAAGCGTCTGGTTTGTCAAACATTCTAGATGTTCTTGCCTATAATACGCACTATAACGGATTGATCGCTAATTTCGCATTGAACGAATCTTTCCTTGGAACCGCACAACTTCGTAGTTCACTGATTTCTCTTTCAGAGGGTATCGGTTACATCCCAGATAGTATGACATCATCTCAGGCGATTGTCAAGTTATCTTTGAATCTTTCTGGTGTTACTGACCGTACCTCAACCATACAGATACCTTCGGGATATAAGTTTAATACAACTGTGGATGATAAGGAATTTGTGTTCCAGACATTAGAGGACATATCTGCGGAGGATAATGGTTCGGGTCTGTATGAATTTAGAGATGCGAGTGGTAGCAATAGTATTAAGATTTTCGAAGGTACTGAGAGAGTCAAAACTTTCTTAGTGCATCGTGCAGAAGACAATGCAGTTTATATTGTTCCTGATGCGACTATGGATATAGATACTGCGATTGTTCGTGTGTTTCAAACAGCATCAGGTTCAGTCTTCACACCATATACAAGTATATTGAAGGCGAACACAATTAATGCAAACTCCACACTGTACATCTTAAAAGAATCACCTAATGGTTTCTATGAGTTGTCATTTGGTAATGGTTCTACTTTGGGTGATGCACCCAAGACAGGTTCAAAGGTTACACTAACTTACCTTGCAGTAAGTGGCGAAGACTCTAACACTGCGAAAGTGTTTGAAGCGCAGTCTGGTGTTAGTGTTTCTGGTACTTCATATGACATGAGTGTATCGACAGTCTCTAACGCAGTTGGTGGTTCGGCAAAAGAAACGAATGAATCTATCCGACAAACTGCACCATTCCAGTATGCAACTCAGAATCGAATGGTAACCGCTGTAGATTACTCTACTTTGGTATTGAGAAATTTCTCAACACTAATCAAGGATATGCAGTCCTTTGGGGGTGAAGATGCGCTTGAACCAGAATTTGGTACAGTGTTCCTATCCATCCTATTTAATGCAGATGTTGATGCAGTGACCGAACAGGTAACTAAGGATTCTATTATCGATTTAGCAAAACAATTATCGGTTGCATCATTTAATGTTAAGTTCACCGACCCTGTTAAGACATTTATTGAGACTAGAACATTCTTCCAGTTTAACCCAAACTTGACCACTTTGTCAAGGAATACTATTCAAGATACAGTAAACAATACAATTAAAACTTATTTTGATGACAATACAGGTAAGTTCGGACAATCATATAGACGTTCTAATCTGTTATCATTGATTGATGACGTAAGTCCTGCTATCCTTTCTTCTCGTTCAGAAACATTTGTCCAGAGACGATTCTCACCAATTTTGACTAGTGTGGGAGATCATACATTACGATATGTTGTCCCTTTAGCATCACCCGATGATGTTAATCACATCATAACATCAAATCAGTTCACACTAAAGAATAAAACTTGTGTCCTAAGAAACAAACTAAATAGTAATAAATTAGAAGTGTTTAATACTGAGGATAGTGAAGTTCTTGTTGACAATGTGGGTTCTTATACTGGTGATACAGTAAGTATTGTTGGTCTTCAGATAGACAACTTTATTGGTTCGGAAACTACTATTAAGTTAAGTGCAAAACCAGCCAATGAAAGTGCAGTTACACCATTTAGACAGGATATTGTTGAGTTCGACACATCACAATCATTCTCACGTATCGTTGACGTTGAATCTGGAGTTACTAACTAATGAGTAACAGAAATGATGTTACTTTAACCGACCTCGACCGAAGGGAACTCACTTTTATTGATCATAAAGTTGAGGACATCCTTCCAGAGTTCTTTAGTACTGAATACCCCAAACTCATCTCGCTGTTAAAAGAGTATTATGGGTTCGAACAGGATGACTTATCTCCGTCAAAACTCGTACACGAATTATTCTACAGTAGAGACATTACACAGACAGATATAAATCTTCTATCATTTATTGAAGATGAATTACTGTTGGGTCAATCTTACTTTGAGGGATTCAAAGACAAACGTGCTGCAGCAAAATATTCGAATCAGTTGTATCGTTCAAAGGGAACTAAATTCTCTATTGAACAGTTCTTCCGAACGTTTTTTGATGTTGACCCCTCAATAGAGTATACTAAAAACCAAGTATTCAAGGTTGGTGAAACTGGTTCTGAGATTGGATTCAACTCACAAAAATATCTGACTAATGATAAATTATTTCAGACATTTGCGATTCTAATCAAGACTGATATATCACAGTCAGAATGGTTAGAACCATACAAATTATTTACACATCCAGCTGGGATGTTCATTGGTTCGGAAGTTCAGATTATGTCGGTCGTGACAGATACCGTGACCGCACCACAAGTTATATTAGAAAATCCAGCACCCATTGCGGTTCATTCTGCCGCAGGGTTTTTAGATCAAGGAGTTACAGATTTGACCGCTATTGTGGATGACCTATATACTGATTCAGCGGGTGTTTATAGTCGTATCAATGCGGAGTTCAACTCACTTGAAGACTTCTCTCTACAACAGATACAGACAATCAATAATCAGTACTCATCTTTGCGTGAGGCACAGATTGCGGGTTCACCAACATTCGATGATTCGGATGAAGTTGGAACCAATGGTATGGACTTGAGTAACAACTTTGCATTCGAAACACTCGACCAACAGAAACACGAATGGTGGAGTGCAGACTCAGATCAATACCTAAAAAGTTTTACATTATAACATATAAACCTTATAAATAGTTAAATAACAAACGGACTATAAAATGGCACAACAGACATTAAACAGGGGAACAACAGCAAACGATGGTACAGGTGATACCCTTCGTGTTGCTGCCCAAAAAATAAACGAGAACTTTACAGAACTCTACACGTCTGTTGGTGGTGACTCTTCGACTGTGACACTCAGCCAGTTGGGTGTGGTGTTCGAAGGTCAGGCTGAAGATGTACATGAAACTACATTGCTTGCGGTGGAACCTACCGCTGATAACAATGTATATCTTCCCAATGATAGCGGAACACTGGTTCTGGACAGTTCTTCTCAAACACTGTCTAATAAGACTCTTCTTGTTCCCACAATGACAACCCCGAAGATTCAGGATGCCAATGCCAGTCACACTTACAACATAACAGTTGGTAACATCACTGCGAATCGTAACATTGCGCTTCCTGTATTGGGTGCGGGTGATACCTTTGTATTTGCAAACCACGTTGAAACTTTATCAAACAAAACATTACTTACCCCAACAATTAAGAATCCAACTCTGGGTGGTTTAGATGGTGGTGCATCGTTACTAGATAGTTCAAGTAATGAATATCTCAAGTTTGCTAATGTTTCGAGTGCGGTCAACCATGTTGAGATTTCAAACTCTGCAACAGGTAATAGCCCATCTATAGATGTACAGGGTGGGGACACTAATATCAGTCTTGAATTATCTGCGAAAGGTACAGGTGGTGTCGAGATTAAGAACAAATTAGTTCTAGAGAAGGGAACAGATGTTTCCACAACAAGTGCGGTAGACTTAACCGAACCACTGACGGTATTTAACTCAGGTAGTTTGATTCTTCCTACTATTGCTGATGGCGCAATCCAAGGTGAGATGAAGACTTTCATGAATATCGCTGCGGGTGAGGCAAGATTGACTACAGGTTCAACATCAAATATTTATGGTGTGGGTAACAATGGTCATGTCTCGTTTGGTCAGGGTGATGGATGCATTCTTGTATGGAACTCAACGGCAAGTAAATGGTTTTTCGTATCTAATAACGGTACAACAATAGGATAACATAGAAAATGGCGATTATTACAAACCCAATTAAAAAGCAGGTAATTCAAAATCTGAAGGATGATATAGATTCTTCGGGTACGCACTACTATGCGGTGATTGGTCGCTCTGAAGATTGGAACGATTCGGACATTGCACCGGCTCCACTAAACACTGCAAGAGAAGAAAGAGACTTTCGTCTTGGATTACAGTCTGCGAAAAAGGTAGTTGACCTTTCGTTTGTGGTTCCTCGTTATAACTGGTCATCGGGTTCGATCTATTCCGCATATGATGATGCACAAATTGGTTATCCTACTCAGACATACTATGTCATGAACGACAACAACCAAATTTATATGTGTATCCAACAGGGTAGAAACGCACAGGGTCTGGCACAGGTATCTACAGTTCAACCCACAGGTAATACGGTGGGTACTCCATTTGATACTGCGGATGGTTATATTTGGAAGTTCTTGTACTCCATTGGTGCGTTGGATGCGACCAAGTTCGTTTCTGCAAACTATCTACCAACAAAACTGGTGTTATCCACTGACTCGGATTCTCCTGCTGCTGATATCGAACAACAGGTAGTACAGAACAATGCTATTGCGGGTCAGATTATCGGGTATGCAGTTGACTCAGGTGGTACTGGTTACTCATCATCACCCACTGTATCAATTGTTGGTAATGGAACGAAGGCAAAAGCTGACGCCACCATCTCTGGTGGTCAGGTAGTCAATGTTAAACTAATTGATAGTTCTGGTGCTTATACATTAGGTTCTGGTTATAATTTCGCTGAAGTGGTCATTACAGGTGGTGGTTCACCAACTAAACCCGCTAAAGTACGTGCAATCATTGGAAGTTATGGTGGATTTGGTGCAGACCCAAGAGATGACTTACGTTCTACCGCAATCATGTTGAACAGTAAACCATCTGGTACTGAATCAACCGACTTTATTGTTGGTAACGATTTCCGACAAGTTGGTCTATTGAAGAATCCTAGTGACTCAACTGGTTCTGCATTGTTCACTGCTGATACTGGTATCTGTTTGAAGAAAGTTAATTTCAGTAGTGTGACTCAAGGGTTTACTGCTGATAACAAAATTGTAGGTGGAACTTCAGGTGTTCAAGCGTTTATTGATAAAGTTGACTCTGCAAACATATGGTATCATCAAACATTAGAAACTGGTTTTGGCAACTTCTCTGCTGGTGAAGCGATCACAGAAGTGAGTGGTAATGGAGCTGGTGTATTGAATGCATCGATATCGCCTTATGTGACTCCCGAAGTAGATACCACTACTGGAGAAGTCCTATATATTGATAACCGTGCTTCTGTTACTCGTTCGACAGATCAGACCGAAGATATTAAACTCGTAATCCAAATTTAAGGTAAAACTGATGTCAAAAACATTTACATCCAATGTATTCTCTTCATCATACAAAGACGATTTTGTAGATAGTGATAACTACCACAGACTCCTCTTTAATAGTGGACGATCTCTACAGGCAAGAGAACTTACTCAGTTACAGACTATTATCCAAGAGGAAATAGGAAGATTTGGTCGAAACATTTTTAAGGAAGGCGCTGCAGTAAATCCAGGCGGCCCAACTATTAATAATGATTACGAGTTCATCAAATTAAACACACTGACACACCCCCTACCATCTGACCCACAAACATTGGTCGGAACAGTTCTTACTGGGCCGAACATTGGTGCTGGAAGTGGTATTCAGGTGCGAGTACTTGAGTTTGTTGCTGCTACAAGTAGTGACCCCTCAACTCTTTATGTACAGTACATTAATACTGCATCGGGTGTATCTGGCGAAGAACCTATCCGATTAGCTGCTGGTAATGTGATGACCAATGTGGGCGCATCGGTCACATTACAGGTTGCAAATGCGGTTGGTACAGAACTACCTGTCGGTCGTGGTTGTCAGATTTCAAACGCAGAAGGTGACTTCTTTACTCGTGGACATTTTGTATTTTCAAAGGGTCAGTCAATCATCCTTTCAAAGTACACAAGATATCCAACCAAAGTTGTTGGTTTCAAAGTAACCGAAGACATCGTAACTACCGCAGATACGGATGCATTGTATGATAACCAAGGTGTAACACCAAATTTATCTTCGCCTGGCGCAGATCGTTATCGTATCCAACTTACCTTAACAACCAAAGACCTGATTCAAAGTGATGAAAACTTTGTTTATTACTGTGACGTTCACGAAGGTAATATCGTTGACCAAGTAAAAGGTACTGACGATTACAATAAGATTAACGATGTCTTGGCGACAAGGACTGAAGAAGAGTCTGGTAATTATATTGTTAACCCATTCACCATAGATTTCGAAGATTCTGGTGATAATATTATTGCAACCGTATCTGATGGTGTTGCATATGTGAATGGTTATCGTGGTGCGACCGAGAAACCTACTCCACTTACAATTGCAAAACCTCGTACATCTCAAATAATTCCGAATGAAGTATCTGGTATCTCATATGGTCAGTACTTCATATGTAGTGAACTGAAAGGTCTACTTGATGTTGGGACTTTCGCTGCACAAAACCTATCGACTCATGCGAGTGACCCATCAGGTAGTGTGATTGGTACTGCACGAGTCCGTTTCATTGAAGAAGATGGCGCAAACTTCCGAGTGTATCTATTCGACATCAAGATGAACTCTGGTCAGTCTTTGCGTAATGTTAAGACTGTTGGTACTACCGCAACTAAACGTGCGGTTCTTATTTTAGAGAATAGTAAAGCAGTAATTAAAGAATCACAAAAAACTAATTTGGTATATCCATTACCGCAGGCACGACCCAAGTCACTTACTGACTTCGACTTCGAGGTACAACGTGTTGTAACTGGTACTGCAAGTGGTGCCTCTTTAACATTGTCCGCATTGACAGTTACAGGTGAGACATGGGCAAACACTGCTGATTGGATTGTTACTCGTAATGACACAGGTGTAGTAATTACTAATGCAACATTTGGTGCTGCTGGTACTCAGTCGATGACAGTCACCAACCTCCCTAATACAGCACTTACCATATATGCGAAAGTGAACAAGGCTTCACCCGCACTCAGACAGAAAACTTTGGTCGAGACCACTGTTGCTGCTGCAATTGATTCAGATGGTAATGGTGTTAAGTTTATTCCTATGGGTGTCGCAGACATCTTTAGTGTGGAATCTATCAAACAGACCGATTCTGCCGGTAATGACATCTCACGTTTGTTCAGTGTAGACAATGGTCAACGTGCAGGTTTTTATGGGAACGGTCGTTTAATTTTAGAAACTGGTGCTACAGCACCTACAGGTAATGTATTCTCTAGATTCAAACACTTTACACATGGTACTGGTGACTTCTTTGCGGTTAACTCATATACTGGTCAAGTAGAGTACGAAAAGATTCCAGATTTTGAAGTTAATCAACGTGTTTCAATCAGTTTGCGAGACGTGATCGATTTCCGTTCTACCCATAATGCAAGTGATGTCTTTGTTTCATCTGGTGTAAACGAACTGCCTCAGAATGGTGATGTGTTCCAAGCAGATGTTGAATACTATGTGCCACGTGCAGATAAGATCGTTGTAACCACACAAGGTGAAGTTAAGAATCTTGTCGGTGAGGCTGGTTTCGGTTCACAAGTTCCTGCTACTCCAGAGAACACTCTTGCACTATTCCATCTAGAACATAATGCATATGGTCTGAATGATTCGGATGTTGTAATGACACCGATCAAAACAAAACGATTTACCATGAGTGATATCTCTGAACTGGAAAAGAGAGTTGATAAACTAGAAGAAGTGACTTCTTTAAGTCTACTGGAACTAGATACTTCTGCTCTATTAGTACTAGATTCTGATGGTAACCCAAGAACTAAGTCAGGTTTCTTTGTTGATAACTTCGCAGATAGAAGTTTCTCGGACGGAGATAATCCAGAGTATCGTGCTTCAATCGACCCATCTGGAAAAATGTTGGGTGTACCCACAGAAGAAGATGATGTAATTCTTGCATACGATTCCGATCTATCGACAAACACTGTAATGAAAGGTGACTCGATCTATCTGAAGTATAGTGAAAAGGAAGGTATAGTCCAGAATCTTGTATCGTCTTCAATGAATGTTAACCCATTCGCAGTTATTACAGGTGAAGGTAATCTAAAATTATCTCCCTCTAGAGACAATTGGTTCCAAACAAGATACGCTCCCGCAAACGTTATTAATCAGACTGCAACCGAAACTCTTGCGGATTTGAATCTTGGTGACCGTTCAACGACTGTTGAAATTCGTGCAAACCGAAGAGCTCGTTGGAAATGGAGAGTTGGACGATGGCACGTTCCTGTACCAGGCTTCGGTCTTATCGGTGGCACTCAGAGTCCGACTGGTCGTGGGAGAAACCGTTTCGGTGGTTGGAGACGATCAACCGCATGGAACTGGGTGGGTGTACCTAATAATGTAAGGGCTACCGAACTTAATGGTGGAGCAGGTCGCCCCGAAGGGTTTGACCTCACTAGGTCTTTCTCGCAACGTGTAGTTGTTGGTGAAAGAACCGTTCGTAAGGTGGTCGGTGACAAAACTGTATCATTGACATTCCTACCATTCATACGTTCACGTAAAGTATTCTTCAAGGCAGAGGGTCTACGACCAAATACTCGTTACTTCCCATTCTTTGATGGTAAGGATGTAAGTGCATTTTGTAGAGAAGAGACTTTCAAACGTTATGGTCAAAAGGCAACCGATCTAACATATTCAAACAGATATAGACGTAAGTCATCACATCCACAGGGACAAACCATTCTTGAATCCGATGTGAATGGTTCTATTGAAGGTTCATTCTTTATACCTTCTAGTCCTAGTCTACGTTTCCGTGCTGGTACTCGTGAGTTCAAACTTCTTGACATTAGTAAGAATGATGACAATGCTGCACTATCACGTGCGACATTCAACTATACTGCACAGGGTACTCTGGATACTAGACAGAAGACTATTACTTCTACTCGTATTACTACAGTCCAAACAAAACGTTGGACAGAGACTACTCGTGTTCGATTTACTGACCCACTTGCACAGTCTTTCCAAGTTACAAACCCAAGTGGTATCTATGTAACTAAAGTACAGTGTTATTTCAAGAGTAAGGATACCAGTGGTGTTCCGATTCAATTACAGATTCGACCAATGGTTAATGGTGCGCCAAGTGCGACCGACATCCATTCGCAATCTATTGTGTTCTTACCACCTAGTCAGGTGAATCTACCTTCTTCACAAACACAATCTGCGGTAGTTGCTACACCTACTACATTTGAGTTCGATGAACCAATCTTCTTGAATCCACAGACAGAGTATGCGATTGTACTTCTTGCAGAATCTACTGAATATGAGGCGTATGTTGGTGAAACATATGCGTTCGAGTTAGGTTCAACCGAGAAGAGAATCTCTCGTCAACCATCTATGGGTTCATTGTTTAAGTCACAGAATGGTACGACTTGGGAACCAGATCAAACTAAAGACCTTGCGTTCAAAATCTTTACTGCTACCTTTGCAACTTCTGGTAGTGCAGTATTTGAGAACCGTGATGTTGAAGAAGAATTGCTTGACGAAAACCCACTATACATGAGTGCTGATCATGGTGCAGACAGTGACCAAGTAACAGTACTTGCGGGTCATCATGGTTTCCATGTTAACGATAAAGTTAATGTTTCTGGTCTTGTTGATGCAACTACATATAATGGTATTAAGGGTTCGTCTATTAATGGTGAAAGAACTATTACTGCGGTAGATGGATTCGTCCTACAATTCAATGCAGACTCCGCTTGTACTTCTTCAGGAAGATTTGGTGGTGATGACGTATTGATAGATAAACAAGTTATATTTGATACTTGTATACCTCAGTTCTCAACTTTGATGCCAGATGACACTTCATTGGTATACAATGCGAAATTCACTACTGGTAAATCACTTGCTGCACCTTCTGGTTCGCAAGTAAAATATCAGAAAGATGGTACGTATAGTAGTGATATCTCCATTGCTGACTTGAATATGTTTACTGCACCGAGAATGATCGCAAACACCTCAAACGAAACTAGTGAATTGGGTTCTGGTCAACGTTCTTGTACTTTCAAAGTTGATATGTCAACAACACGTACCGATGTGAGTCCTGTTATTGATGCACAGAATGCATCTTTAACAACCGAAGCAAACTTGATTGATAATCAGGCATCTGCTACTGCAAACGGATTCAATGTTCCGATTAACTATGTTGCAGAGACAGATGCGTTTGGTGGTTCCTCACTTGCAAAACATATTACTAGTGTTGGAGACCTCGAAGAACCCGCAGTTGGTTTGAAGTTAATGATTGCTGCGATGAGACCCGCTGGTAGTAACCTTGATGTGTACTGGAGAGTTGCAAATGGTGACCAAAACATCTTTGATGTGGATTGGACACTACAACCAGTAGAGAATGCGATTGCACCAGACGAAAGAAACTTCCGTGAGTATCGTTATCTTATTGGTGGTGATGGTGGTGATGTTGCACCATTCACACAGTATCAATTCAAAATAGTGTTTAATGGTAACAACACCTCTAAACCACCCCTGTTGCGTGACTTACGTGCAATTGCGATGGCTACCTAATGAGTGGAGATCATATTGGTGTCGATGGACACACTGGTTTGGTGAGAAGTTCAAACAGTGGTGCCATTATTAATATAAATAAAGATGAGATACAAAAAGCACGTGAAGTGAAAATGAAGAAACGAAGACGAAAATCAGAGTTCCAAGAGTTGCGACAAGATGTCGATGAACTAAAGGTACTTCTCAATAAACTAGTAGAGAAACTGTAAATGGCGACTAATAAACCTACAATCACAGATATTCAGGATACCTTCACTACGTTGGTAACCAATCAAAACACCATATCATTGGATTTGGGTGCGACTGGGCGTCTGAATACTAATGAAGACTCTAGTGCAGTTGCTGCTATCAACGAACTTGAAGTTGCAATTCGAGGAGCTTCCAATGAACTTGTTTCTGCGAAAATTACCACTACTGCAACTAACCTTGTAGCAGGTATCAACGAACTAGAACAAGACCTGTACAATGCGGAAGGTGGTACTAAAAGAACGCTTGCGGATTTAGGTACAAATGACCAAACTTGTATTGTTGATGCAATCAACGAACTTGAAACTGCAATTCGAGGTGATGTTTCCAACCTAGTTGAAAATAATCTTAACACTACCAAGAAACATCTTACGGGCGCAATCAATGAACTAGATTCTGACATTGGTGCGACACCACATACAACTCTGACCACTGTCGCAAAAACTCTTACAGGTTCGGTTAATGAACTTGATGCAGAGTTAGGTACAATCACTGCGGATGCGATGGGTACTACTGCAACAACTGTATCAGGTGCGATTGCAGAACTTGAAGTGGAGATTGATACACTCAATACCTTTGTTGAACCATCACAGGCATTGACTACTACGGCAGGAACACTCGCTGATGGTATCAACGAATTGGATGCAGAGATTGGTGCCGCAGTTCTTTCTACTTCTGAGACTACTGTTCGTGGTGCGATTAATGAATTACACATTGAAATGGGTGCAATTCCAGACTCAGGCGGTTCAGGAAATCTCAGGGCAAACCGCATAGGTCAATCTATTAGACTACTAGATAGTGCGGTAGGTAATATTGCACAACTAAATACTGATGGTTCCATAGGAAATAGAACAAGTCTTGTAACTGTAGTCAACTCACTTGCAGATGATATTTCTCTTTTAGACTCTGATGCTGGTATACGTGACAATCGTTTGGGAAGTTTAAGTAATCTTAATGTTGCGTTTGTTGGTTCAGAACGAGATAACTTTGTAAATGCACTTAATGCTCTAAGAGCAGATGTCCCACTTATATACGATGTAAATGGAACTCAACTAAACTAATCGGAGTATTGACACGATGAGTGTTCCATTAAAATTAAAGGATAGTGCAGCGCCAACAGAACTTCAGAAGTTTTCTTCGACTGAAGAGAACTATCTCGCATACCAAACAGGTCTATATCTCGCAGAACAGGACTCTACTAATACTGGTAGACTGTCTACGTCTTTGGCGGCATCTTCTTATCAACCTATCGGCACTTTCGTTAATACCTCTTATGATTCTGCGGTGGGTACTCCATCTGGAGTTGGCGGTTTCTTGCCGATCACCACTGTTGGTTCAGTAATAGGACAAAATACTTTTGTTCAATCTAATGCGGACAGTGATGTACGTAGACTTATCTATTCAGATTCCGATACTAGTGTGGGTTATACCCAGACTGATGGTGGTGTTGATACAGTTATACCCCAACTTAAAATCAGGGAGATGGATGATTCTGACCAAATCAGGGTGATCGATAGAATTAATTCGACCATCTATACAAACGATTACCCAGGCACATACAAATTATCTTCTTCTGGGTCACTTACCGACTATGCGATTGAAAAACATATTTTTAGTGACACTAGGACAGATGGTACTACTGTTCCATACTATCTTCATAAAAGAACCACCATGACCGCACCAACAGCTGTGCGACCATTTGCGATAAAAAGGTCTAATGGTGATAGTGGTGATTATCAGGGTCTTCAACAAATGACAGACCGACAGATAGGTCAAAGTCTGGGTACTGTATCAAAAAATCGAATTGGTCAGTCGGCTAATCCTGTCGGTTCCTACTTACTTCTAAGTTCTGCACAAGGTACTCCTGTCGCAAATGGGTATTCTGGTTCGTGGTCATCAAAGGGTACTGCAACAGACACTCGACAAGCGGTTACTGATGCAACTTATACACGTAGTAGGGTTTCAACATATGCGAGACAAAGAGATTCTACTTACTCACAAGACTACACTAGAGATAGAGCTTCGACATTCTCACAACAATTTATAGGTAATTATACTCGTAATTTTAGCGACACCTATACTAGAACTCGTACAAGTATATACTCGCCAGGCTTTGTGGGCGACTACATTGGTAACTATACTACAGAAAGAGACCAAAACTTTACAAGAGTTTCTACGAGAACCAGTACATATTCTAGAACTAGTACCAGAGATCGTAACCAAGACTTCCAAGGCACAAGTAGTTATACTGGTAATTTCCTTGGTAACTATGCTGGTGACTATTTGGGCGTCAGCAATAGTCCCTATTACGGTAATAATTCTACTTACTATTGGAGGGTTGTCCGCAGTTATTATGGCAATTCAGCAACTTTATATGTTGTCTTTAACGGCGTCACTGTAATACAGAACTCTTACTCAAATCACAGCACTGCTATGAACGTGACTTCATATCCTGGCAATGATGGTTTTACATACGAGAGAGGTGTTTCGATAACAGGTTATACCCTCACCGATAACTGGGCGGTTAGACAAAAGAATTATAATCATAATTTCCAAGGTGTCTATTCAGCCAGTTATACAAGAACCAGTACTAGACAGAATCAGTTTGTTGGCGACTTCGCAGGTAACTATGTCGGCAACTTCTCAAGAACTCTTTACTTTGATGGTGATTTTACTGGTGACTTTGTTGGTGACTTCACCCGAAATAGTACCAGAACCGTAGAAGATAGTTTTAGTCGTAACTTTGTTGGTGACTATGTCGGCAACTTCACTAGAACTAGAACAAGTAATTATACAAGGGAGAGGAATACACAGTTTCAGAGAACACGTACAAGTACCTATGCTGGTAACTTTACTGGGGACTTTACTGGTAACTACGGTGGTAATTTCCTTGGTAACTATGTTGGTACTGCTGTGGTAACTCTAAGTAGTAATGAAGCTGTTACTAATGTGGATACTACTATAGTAAGTTCCGGCTCAAGAACGATTACTTATCTTCAGATGGCAGGATATTTTACTGGTTATGTTGATGGTGGTCAACGTCTAATGAGATTCTACCGTGCTTTCCAATATAATGAAATGACCAATCAAGGCCCGGCTTTTTATACTTATTTGTTCATGGCGGAGAATAGTGATACTGGCGACATTGAGGACAGCACACCAGCCGCTTATGGTGGTTCTTATGGGTCGCCAGAGGGCGGTTTCGCCCAAGCACTCTCTCGCCTACAATCAACCAGCTCCTCTCTTCGCTATACGGTAACCGTTGGTAGTGGAACAGCCTCTTATACTAGAACATCTACCCGAACTTCAACCAGAAATTCTACTCGAGCTTCAACCAGAACGTCTTCAAAGAATTTCGAAGGAAACTACACAGGTGACTTTACTGGTAATTATTCAAGAAACTTTGTGGGCAATTACACAACAAACTTTCAGAGAACACGAGTATCCAGTTACATTGGCGCATCAGAATTCTCACGAGATTTCGTTGGTAACTATGTTGGCAACTACAGTAGTGAATTTTTACGTACCTCTACAAGAACAAGATCGGAGAATTATATAGGTAACTATACTGGTAATTATGCGAGAAGTTTTGAGGGTAATTATTCAAGAACCTTTACAGGAAATTACGCTGGCACAGAAATAGGGAGTAGTCCCACAAACATTGAGACATATACACTCTATGTAAGAACCGCATAAATAGAGGTATTATGGGAGATACTACACTAAAACTTGAAGGCACTAATGGTGACCTCAAGGAAATAACGACTACCGAAGAGAACTACCTTGCGTACCAAGCTGGGTTGCATATCTCTACATTAGATTCTAACGCCCTAGGTATGTTGTGTACTGTTAATAACAATGTTAAAACTGTTGGTGTGCTTACCGATGGGTATTATAGTTCTGGGCCAGGCAGTCATGCATTCGATGGTGGTGGTGTTCCTGTAACCACAGTGCAAACGACACTATTTCAGAAAGGTACTGCTGATACAGTTGATTTTGCCAATGATTCATCTGCATTCCGATACCCAATTGAATTTACTGATAACAGCGGAACGTCCGAAATACATGAGTTAGATTCTTCGGAAGTTGACACTCTCACCGACCGATTACTTTCTCGTATTACAACATCCGAATATCCTGGCACAATCAAGATCGGTTCATCTGCACCCAGTTCAGATTATTCGGTATACAAAGCTGGAGTCTTTGAAGATACTCTGGTTGATGGTACTGCCGGAACAACTTATAATCTGTATATAAGAGATACGATGACCGCACCCACGGCTGTGCGACCAGTTGCAATCAAAAGGTCTAGTGGTCTGACAGGCACTTTCCAAGGTCTTCAGGAAATGACTGATGCCGAAATTGGTTATACCTTTGGTACAAGATGTCAAACTAGGATGCAAAAAGATGGTTTTTCATTTCCTGTTGATATTGGTAGTTATCAGTTAAGAAGTAATTCACAAGGTGCGCCATCTTCGTCAGGTACTTGGGTCTCTCGTGGTACTGCGACAGATACACGTCACTCAACAGGGGACGTAAATTACACCACAGATTTTACCCGAACCCGATCAAGTAGTTTTGAAGGAAATTATTCCAGAACCTTTGCAGGAAATTACTTAGGTAACTTTACTGGTAATTTCCAGTCAGGTTTCACCGGCAACTTCGAGGGCAATTTTTCAAATTCTGGGTTTCTTGGTGATTACACTGGTAATTATAGTAGAAACTTTGTTGGTAACTATACTGGTAATTATTCGAGAAACTTTGTAGGCAATTATACAGGTAATTATAGCAGAGACTTTACTGGTAACTATGCAAGAGCATTTAGTGCAAACTATCAGAGAACACGTACAAGTAACTTTGTTGGTGATTTCACTGGTAATTATAGCAGAGACTTTGAAGCTAATTATACACAAGACTTTACTGGTAACTTTGCTGGTGATTTCACAGGTGATTTTACTGGTAACTTTACAAATGTGTTTTCCCAAGCGTATACCAGAACTCGTGTAACAGACTTTACTGGTAACTATGCTGGTGACTTTGCTGGTAACTTCTTTGGTAACTACGGTAGAACCTACTTAGGTAACTTTACTGGTAACTTTGTTGGTAACTATACCAGAACATCAACACGTACTAGTAGACAATCTTCATCATATGTAGGCACTACAAATTATTATGGTAACTTTACTGGTAACTATACCAGAACATCAACACGTACTAGTACTAGGAATGATGGATCAACATATACGAGAACGAGTACGAGAACGAGTACGAGAGCGAGTACGAGAACGAGTACAGGCAATTTTGTTGGTAACTATACTGGTAATTACTCAAACGATTTTACAAGAAATTCTACTCTTAACTCTACCAGAGATTCTCTTAATGACTTTACTGGCGACTTTGTTGGTAATTATTCAAGAGCATTTAGTGCAAACTATCAGAGAACACGATCAAGCAATTATGTAGGTGACTACACTGGTAATTATTCTAGGGACTTCTTGAGAACGAGAAGTTCTGCATTTTCGGCTGAATACCAAAGAACGAGGAGTTCTGCATATTCAGCTGAATACCAAAGAACGAGAAGTTCTGTCTTCTCTGCTAACTATACAAGGAATCGAGTTTCCACATTCTCGCAGGATTTTACCAGAAATTCCACAGGTGATTTTACTCGTGATAGTACAGCGACCTCAACGAGATCACGTACTAGTACTTTCAGTGCAAACTATAGTAGAAACTTTCTTGGTAACTATACTGGCGATTTTCAAGGAACAACTGTTGGTAGTGGAACCTTTGTCAGTGCAACATATACCCTATACCAAAGGGTTTCGTAAAATACTTATATATAATTTTGAATGAATTAGGAGACAACAATGTCTAGAACATGGTTAGATAATGCATTTTGGGAAACCCCTCGAAAGAAAACTCTAAATGCAATTAGTGAGATTGTCGAAGGAAATAAAACAACTCGTAAGGTTTGGAAACTCGACAAGTTAAACGCTGACGGCACAGAGAACGAAGATTTCAAAGAAGTCGTTGCGTTTCTTGGCGAAGAACAGATTAACAATTCAAGTAAGAAACGACTCGAACAGAAACAAGAAGAAGCAGAAGTTGATAAACAACAAAAACTTGAAAAGGAACGTGCGAAGAAACTAGAGAAACTATTTGCATATAAACTAGAAACCTTTGAGATCGAAGAAATCAAAGCATCTAAGAATCGTGCATTGAAATCTAAACTGAGACGTTCTAAGTCTGTCCCTGAAGTGAACCTTTACGCTATTTTAATTATACAGGACTCTATGAAAAATGAAGGAACTCACTAAAGGTTTTGTGATTGTTGCATCCAGAAATTCAAACTTCTACATTTACGCTTGCAACCTAATAGAATCAATCCGAGACTGGTATCCTGATGCGAATATAACACTTTTCACTGAAGAAAGGTTTATTGACCATCGTGCAGATGAAGCTGATAATGTCGAAATTTGTGACAATCATTATCGTGCGAAACTAACTGGTATGGCCCAAACACCCTACGACATCACCATGTATGTTGATGCAGACATGGAATGCGAACACGAAGACATCGCAAAGGTCTGGGATGAAATGAAGGACTATGATTTAGTCTTTCATGAATTGAATAAAGAACGTGAAAAGTTTTATGCAATTCGTGAATTTAAGTTTGATGGTGGCGTTGAGAAGTACAAGTTATGTGGGGGTGTGTGTCTCTATCGTAGTTCCAATCCATTAGTAAAAGAGTTCATGGAGGACTGGGATGATCTGTATCGTAGACAACATTCGGGTCAATGGAAACCCGATGGTTTTGATGATGATATTTGGAACAAAGACCTCAAACACTTTGATCAGACAACCCTCTGGTGGTTGACCGAGAAGGTGGAAAAGTACAAAGGCTTGAAGATCGGAATCTTTGATGATGACATTCGATGGAACTACTTTACACAGTATGATTATAGTGGTTTGAAAAAACCAGATAAACCCCCAATATTGAGACACTATTCTGGATGTTTACAGAAGGATAAGTTGATTGTATAATGAAAAATATTCCTATAAGAAATAAGGAAGTCATTGAACTTCTCGAAGAAGTGAAAACATACTATGATGACCGTGAACATCTAATGTCACTTTTGCGTGTTAATGGAAGTGAAAAGGATGCGGATTGGTTTACAAGTGATGAGTATCGTGACCAAATTATAAACATGGATACCGACCACGATGGGTATCCAGAAGCTACTCACTCAATATCACTAAAAAACACTCATCTAGACACTAATGGTAAGACCAAAAATAATGCTGAAATAGCAAAACTCGTAGAAAGATTTAGTATACTTAATGAAAAATTGTGTACCATATTCTCTACACGAACGTGTGCATTGTTCACAATGTATCCGCCTGGCGGGTTTCTCTCGTGGCATAACAATGCAAATGCGTGTGCATATAACTTAATCTTCTCTTGGTCAGAAACTGGAGACGGATACTTCAAATATGTTGATGGTAAGACAGGCGAAGATGTTGTCATGCAAGATGTACAGGGTTGGCAATGCAAAGCTGGATACTTTGGTTCGTATAGTGAATCTTGGGACAAAAGAGTTTATCATGCCGCAAAAACTAATTGTTGGAGAATAACCGTTTCTTTTATCTTTGACGAGAGTGCAATGTCTATGGGTATGCAAGACGAAATCATAGAAGAAATAATGTCCGATTACTAAAATCTTGGAGTTCTAAACCTTATAAATAAACACATAAAGGTTTTATTTAACATGGGTATTTAGAATGTCATCAACAAATTACGAAGATATAACAATTAATCAGGGAACAGATGTTGCAATTGAAGTGCATCTGGTTCATGATAGTGGAAGTGCGTTTGACTTGACAAATAGGTCAGTTTCTGCTATGATGAAACGCAGATACACTGACTCTGCAAACGACCCCGACACACTACAATTCAATGCAGTAGTAGCAACCCCACCAGCTGATGGGATTCTCACTTTATCACTCACTAATGCACAAACAGATGCTTTGAAACCTAGAGGTAGGTACGTCTATGACGTAGAGTTATCTCACACTGATAGTGATACCAATACAATAACCCAGAGAATACTCGAAGGTCAAATCGAAGTATCTCCCTCGGTTACAAAATAAGAAGAGGAAAGAGATGGCTATCAAAGCTACGTATAGTGACAAGATTGTAGTCAAAAAAATTGTTGTAGGAACACCAGTAAAAAAGGTTACCGCTGGTTCATTCGCTATCACCAACTTGGGTGGTGTGGATGTGTCTGCAACCGAAGAAAATGGTTCTATTCTTGCATATAATACCACAACAAGTAATTATGAAGTAACCAACTTACGTAGTGAAGAGAACATCTTTGTAACATTTGATAGTTCCGCAAATACATATACCTTTGGATTTACCAATAGAGATTTTGTTGGTAATCTAGAACCCGCTGATGACGTAACATACGACCTCGGAACACCTACACATAGATGGCGTGACCTTTATCTAAGTGGTAGTTCAATTAAGATGGGTTCATTATCAATTCAAGATAGTGGCGGTGACTTAGTTGTAGTCGATAGTGATGGCAACAAGACTAGTCTAGGATTGTCTTTAAGTACAAACAATACTGCGATATTCTCATTGGATTCTAATAATGGTACGTTTGTATTTAATGATTCCGATGTCGCACGAACTGACATCAATGAGACTTTCCACCAAGGTGTGACTGTAGTCAATGGTGCAACTATTGATAGTGCAACCATTACTAGTCTTGCAAACACAAATTTAACAGGAAGTCAAGCGACTTTCGATAGTGCAAATATTGGTACTCTACGAGTAACTGGCAATACCGTCCTTGATGGTAATCTGACCATCACTGGTACAGAGACAACAGTAAACACCGAAACTATTAACCTTGCAGACAACACTATCGTTCTTAACTCCAATGCCACAGGTGCTCCAACAGAGAATGCTGGTATTGAGATTGAACGTGGTGATTCCGCAAACAAATCATTCTTGTGGAATGAGGGTACTGGTTACTGGACACTCAATGGTGAGACCCTAGAGACAACTGGTAAGATTCTATTCGGTAATGTGTACAGTTCAGAAGGTGACCTACCAAATGCGGGAACATATCATGGTATGTTTGCCCATGTACACGGAACTGGTAGAGGACTCTTTGCACATGGTGGTTCTTGGCATAATCTGATTGACTCGGATACGACAAGTCTACAACAGGTTTATAACCTAACATCTAACACTGCGGATATAACTCAGTTAACTGGGTCACAGGCAACGTTTGATAGTGCAAACATTACTTCTGTGGGTGGTATCACTGGGTTTGATGCGACATCAACTTCTACGTTACGTGGTCTATTCTCTGCGGGTGGAGACTTAACATATAAT